ATGAAATAAAATTGAAATTAAATATTGATATTGATTTTAATAGTATTTCTAAAAATTGTTTTAGAGTTAAGTTAAATAAGAAAAAAGAAAATAAAAACTATCAAAGAACTGGTTTTTATAATAATAAAGATGGAAGCCCTCGTAAAATAAATGCAATATGTTGGCATGGATACAGGGACTTCATTAATGAATTATATACCATTAATGAAAATTTAAGAATAGTATCAGCACAGGCAACTTATTTAAATAAAGAAGATTTTTTAAATAAATACCCTGATACAGCTTATAATAATATTGGTAGTCAAATACAACCAATGAATTATGCTGATGCTTGTTTATGTGAATAAATAACACAACTGGAGGTTGAAACATGAGTATAAAAGTAATGTCAAAATGGCAGTATGAAAATAGACCATATAAATATCAATATGCTTTATATGGAGGAATTCAAAATAGTAAAAAAGAACTTGAAACTTTAGAACTATTTTGTTATTTTAAAGATAAAAAGTCTTTAAAAAAGAATAAAGATTATATGATTAATAAAGCTTATAAAAATCAAGATAGGTATAAATCATATAAGTTTAAAATAATAAGTGTATAACAACTGGAGGTTGAATATGTTTTTAGATAATAAAGGTAAAAGATTATTTAAAAAAGAAAAAACTATTCATGAGTTTGCAGAAGAGCCATCAATAAAAGAACTAATTGATATGGGCTTTATGAAACTTGATGAAAGTAAATATGAGTATGATATAAATTGCTATTGTAAAAGATGTAAAAAAGAAACAAAAGCAAGACAACAACTACAAGATACAGGAATTACATTTAGCGAAGAAAATCTTGTATAACAATAACAACTAGGAGTTGAAATGGAATACATATTTTTAGGAGTAGGAATTCTTATCATAGCTTTGTTAAGCTATTTAGGAATAAAGGGAGTTGATGAAGCTATTGACTTTCAAAATAGAAAAAGATAGTACAACCATAGGTTGCACACTTATAGGTTGTGTGACATTTATGTCACATAATAAAATACTTATTGTTGCCACAATTTAAACTTAATTGTGCCACATGAGTATGGTACACGTAGATAATATGTTATTAAACTTTAATTGTAAAGGAGTAGTGATTATGAAATGAATAAAAATTATTCTTTAAAAGTTAATTCAAATGAGTTAAACTTTTTGAAACAATCTATAAGAAAAAATATACAAACATATAAAGAAACTAAAAATATGAATGATGTTTTCTTTAAGACTTGTGTTCAACAACTTGAAACTCTATTAACTAAAGTTGAAAAGCTAGATAAAGGAAAAGTTAAAACACCTTTAAATCCAGCATTGAAAACTTTATTAATGAGTGCAATACCAAGTGTTAAATAAATAACAATGGGACAGGAGGATAGGAGTAAGCATGAGAAAGCTAACTAAAAAAGAAAAAGAAATCTTAAATAACTTTAATAGTTTTTTTAAGATAGACGAAGGAAGAAATAATTTAGATACAGGTAAAGTAATTGAGCCAAAACCTACTCTAGATTATTATGATAACCTTAACACAATGGAGGATAACTATGATAATAACTAGAAACTTTGCATATACTATTTATAATTTAATTAGAAAATTATTTATAGAAAGATATGAAGAGCAAGATAGAAGAGAAGCTATGAAGAGAAGAGATGAGTTAAATGGTTGGAGAAAATAATATGTACGAAGAAATATTTTTATTCACAACAAATCCAATACTAGACTATGGTATATTGTTTATGATTGGTATAATAATAATATGGTGGAAGAGTTAATATGAAAACAGATAGTAGACTAATAAATAAAGAAAGTAAGATAGCTAAAGAAAAAGTTTATCAGTTTGTATTAGCAGATAATACAGTTGAAGATATAAAGTCTATGTCTTTAAAGAAAGCTGTTAAATCTTTTCAAAATAAATATGATAAGTTAAAGATAGCAAAAGTTTATTATGTAAATAAAAAAGGGCATAGATTATTAAGCATAATAAAGTTAAAGGTAGGTAGAAAAAAGAAATTAGGAAGGTGGAGTTAATGATTGATATAGAATATAAAAACTTTTGTATTTGTATAAATTATTTTAATAATGGTAAATCATATTACTATACAATATGGACTAAAGACTTTGTTGACATGGTTTGTGGTGAATTTAAGTCTATTAAATCAGCAAAGAAATATATTAAGGAGGAGTTAGTATGAAAGTAAATGTAAAACAAAAAGATATAGACGAGGGTGTACAAGGTTGTATTCAATCGTGTGCATTAGCATTAGCAGTAAGACGAGCATTTAAAACTTCTGATGTTGCTGTGTATTATGATGCTCACTTAAATGATGAAGATGTAAAAGAATTATTCATAAGGGTGGGTAAAGAGTACTATAACGAACCTTATATAGATAAACATGAACATCTAAATAACTTTATAGATTGGTTTGACTTTGGTATTCTTGGTGAAGATGGTTGTGAACCATTTAAATTTGAGATAGATACATCAAGGACTACAATATAATATGCATAAGTATCATGCGAGTAGGAAGAGAGCAAGATTAAGATGGAGGCAATCTGATAAGGGTAAGGCATGGGATAAGGCATATACTCAAAGAGAGTATGTTAAAGTAAAAGCCCATGAGTATTACATAGAGAAAAAGATAAGCGACTATCAAAAAGAAATGGATGAATTAAAAAATAATCATAATGATTTACTTCATGCACAAAATAGTATAAGGTTTGTTAACTATGAATAAATTAAAATTAAAAATTAAATTAAAAAAATTACACGAAGTAATACATAAATTAAAGTTAAAGACTTTAGATAAAGAAGAGATAATCTTTGAGGACTTTACAGAATTATCTAATAGGGTGGACACCTTGTTAGATATAGTTATCCACGATACAAAGCCAAAAGATGATGGGTTGTATTTGGAGAACTAAACAAGAACAAAGGAGGTATAATGAGTGAACAAATAAAGATAGTAGTTGATAGACAGAACAAACATGGTACAGATTTTTATTACCCTGTCTGTGAACTTTCTCAAACTTTGGTAAAACTTAAAGGGAATACAAAGAAAGTTTTAACGAAGAGTGATATGTTTCTTTTAAGTAAGTTGTTTGATATAAATTTAAAAGAACAAAAAGTATTTTAAAGGAGGATATATGAGTTGGAATTTAGCGATAATAAATTTAGGGTTTATGCTTTTTATTTATTGTATGTTAGTTATATTAGGAGTATTTTAATATGACAATAGAAGTAATAGTTAAAGATAATAATATTGAACAAGCATTAAGAGTGTTCAAAAGAAAAGTATTAAAGAGTGGGTTGTTAAGAGAGTATAGAGCAAAGCAAGTATATGAAAAGCCCTCAGCTAAACGAAGAAGAAAAAAGAAAGAGGGTATTGCTAATACTAAAAGACAAAAAAGATTAAGAGAAAAGTTTAGATAATATATAAAAGGAGGATAAGAAATGAAGTGTCCACATTGTGAAAGTAAAAAGTTAGAATACTATCCTGACGTAGATAGAGCAAGTTGGGTAAGTCATATCTATACTATGAACGAAGATGGTAAGTGGAAGATAAAAGTTTGGAGTGATGGTTTAAAAGATGTATCAACTATAACAACAGGTGATATATTTGATGAAGATTATAGACCATTCTTTTATTGCCAAGAGTGTACAGCAGAATTTGATAGTAGGTCTTTCTAATTATGTATATAATTTTAATTAAAGATAATCATAGATATAAATTATATACTAATGAAATCTTTAATCTCTTAAACGAGGCGATAGATTATGCGAAGAGATGTAAGATAAAAGTTAAATGGAAAGTTGTAGAGTTTGACTATAAATATTTTAAGAGTTAATATATATAATTAGAAATTGTAATGGTGATATGATTAATAACCCTAATCATTTATATATAATTAATATAGAAAAATTTTTATGATTATAATAGAACATGATAAATATTTTAGAAGATGCGTCAGTATGTCGCACTTGTTAATACAAAATTTTCTGTTAGAACACACAATGAACAAAGTCTTAACATAAAATTGACACAATCTTTTAGTAGCATTGTGTTATAAAAAAAACAAAAGGAGTATATGCATAGATATAATAAAGCTACAACTAAATATAAAGATGTACCTAATGAGGAAAAGTTTTTAATTGCATTAGATAAGATAGATACTTATGAAGCAGAAGTATTGGGTATGCAGTTGGCACATTTAAGTATGCCTCAAATGTGTGCGAGTTGGGTAAGTGAAGAACATTTTAATAATCTATTAGAAAAATATAAAATAGACTTGACCCCTTATGTTAAAGATGATACAAGAATTACTACTTCTATTAAATCTGAAATAGCAATTGAACTATTTAGATTAATAGATAGTGATAAGTACAAGAAGAGAAACTTAATCAAAGCATTAAGACTTAAGTTTCCTGATGTTAATTCAGGAGTGATATGTAGATTGATTAAGAAATATTTATCTTTAAGAATACTAGAGATAGATAGAACATATAAAACAAAACCTTTTGTAATCAAAGGTAAGTACTATGTAGGAGGATAATGAAAAAGTATAGAGTAATATCAAATGAAACTATGGACTATTGGAAAATAGTTGAAGCAAAAAATGAAAGACAAGCACTAAAAAAAGTTAACTTATATGACCCTAAAAATGATTGGACACCTGACTATGATAATGTTCAAGTATTAGATAGAGAAGTAGAGGAGGTTAAATGAATAAAACAATAGGACAATTAATAAAGGAAGACCATTGGAGTACACGAAGACTAGCAGTAGCCATGAACATAACAAAGGAGGACATACGCAAATGGGAAAAGTCAAACAAGCCATACAAGAAGTTGAAGAAGAAGTCATATCTTTGGTAGGAGATATACCTCGTAGCTTACAGGCAGTACAAAAAATGTTGCCTGAACTATTAAAAGATAATCCATATGCTAATGATAAAGAGTTAGTTAAGAATTGTTTTAACAAGGCAGTATGGGAGAGAGATAATGAGGAGGAATATCATGAGTAAAGAATTAAAAGATTGGATAGAAGAACAATACTTTCAATTACTTTGTAATGGACATACTAGAGATAGGGCAAAGCAATTAATTTTAGATGAACTAAAACAGGATGGAGTGATATGAACAAGAATAAAGAATACATATACATAACAAGAACTATGAAGATAAATGTACCAGCTATCTATTGTGATGATGCAATAGAAAAAATAAAGCTAATGAAAAAGAAAGACTTGATACCAAAAGAACTGGGCTTTCTTTATACAAGATGCAGAGTAAGAGATAGAGGTAGAGATAAATATGGACTTTAAAAATTTAGCATATCCATTTGAAGATGTAGGTGACGCACCTTTTAATGTAGTTAGAATTTTAAATGAATGCTATAATGATTATTCAGATGGGAACTTGGGTGATGGTGAACACATGGCGAGTGGTGGTATGGTAAGACAAGAATTTTTAAGACGTATAGCACAGCTTGGTTATGATGAACTAAAGTATAAAGATATAGCTGATAAGTTAGAGGAAGATGTGGATGAAAATAATGCACATTTATATTCTAAATACTATGAGCCAAGTGAAACAAACGAGGAGGATGAATGAAAGTTGATTTAGGAAACAAGTGTGTACATTGTAAAGAGGATACTTCCTTTGGGAGTGGTAAGTTTGTAAATAGGTATCCTGTTTATGGGCTTGACCCTGATGGCACAGGTATAGAGTATGATGGATATTGTTGTGATGAATGTGAACAAGAATGGTATGATGAAGAAAAATATCATATAGGTATATCACGTTTAGAAAGTAATGATAAAGAATGTATAGAAGAAGCAAAAGAAATATTTAAAGAATGTTATAAAGAGGGTAAAATAAATAAGAAAAGGTATAAAGAATTAATAATAGATTGTGTAGATGAACAGAAAAGAATACAACAAACTATACCATCAACGACCTGATGTGATAGAAAAGAAAAGGAAATACTTTAAAGAGTATAACGCAAGACCTGAAGTTAAACAGGCAAGGCATGAGTGGTATATTAATAAAAAAATAAAGGAGGTTAGTAATGCCAAGATATAAAGTAAGTATGCATCAAACAGGTTGGCAAACATTAGAAAACTTTGTTGATGCTAAAGATGAGGATGAAGCGTGGGAAAAATATAATGAGAATGGAGAGAATGTATTAGTTAATAAAGAATGGAAAATTATAGAGGAAGAATATAAATTAGTTGATACAGAGATAACTAAAGAGGGAGATACACCGACAGAAGGTGTTAAGAAATGGAGAGAGGGGAATGAAAAAAGGTAAAGGACAAGTAGTTGGTTGGACACTAGAATTAGCATGGAGTAATGGTGTTGTTGAAAGACATGGTGAGTGTGATGACACTTGTGCGAGTGAGGTTGATAGTTATTTAACTGAACTAGAAAAGGAAAGAAATGAAAAAGTATAGAGTATGGGGGTATGAAAAACAAGGATACTATATAGAAGTTGAGGCAAACAACAAACAGGATGCCCATGATAAAGCTATGGATGTTGATAGATTAGATTGGGAGATGGGTGAGGATAGATTGGCTATGTTTAATATTAATTTAAAAGATATAGAGAAGATAGATGAGTAAGAAAATTAAAATAAAAAAGAATATGATAGAGGTAATTAAAGATGAGTGATGATAATTTATATTATAGTAAGAGTAAAAATAAATATATTAAGATAGCAGAGATGCCTGACCAACACGTTAGGAGGGCATTCATTCAGATGAATAAAGATAAAGGTCTTATACAAAAATTTTTAAACTGGGATTTAAGATTAAAAATAGTAAGAGATAGTCTTAACTCTATGCTAGAAGAAATTGAAGAGGCACTTGGTGAGAAAAAAGATAAAGATTAAGAAAGCTATTTATGGCAGAAATGTGTTCAACTCTATGGAAGAACTACATTTTTATAGGAGGTATAAAGATATGAAAGTACATAAAGATTTGGTTGATGATATACATCAAGCAGTAGGAAGATGTGAGGGTTTTATACCATGCGAAACCTTTAAAGAAGAACTAGAAGCATGGCAATTTATGATAGATACTGGCTATGCTTGGTCGTTTCAAGGGTGGTTTGGAAGACGAGCCAGTTGGTTAATTCAAGAAGGTTTATGCAAACAAAAGGTTGTGCATTAACTTTTAATATGTTATATAAATATAATAAGGAGGAATAAATGATTACATATGATAATGTAAAAATCATCTCAACAAAAACTGATAAAGATTATTGGGATGAAGATAAAAGAAAACATATAAAGTATAAGACACCGAAGACAACAACAAAAACTTTATTTGAAAATAATATTTTTGAGTTAGGTGAATTATATACAGCAATTAAATTTTCATTAGAACAAGAACCTTATGATAAAGTTTCAGTTGCGTTTGATGTTAAACAAGAATATTAATAGGAGGAATAAATATGTTTGGAACTAAAAAAGAAGAAGAACAAAAACTAAAAAGATTTATGGTAATGTGTAAAAGTAAAAGAGGTAGTACATACTATCATGAAAAATCTTTCTATACACTAGCAGATGCAGATGCTTATGCTAATTTAATTAGAAGACAAGAAGATGAAAGTGGAAATGAATTCTATTTGTTTGAACAATCTAAACACTATGGGAATGGCGAAGATAAAAAATGAGTGACCCATATCTAGCACAGATAGAAAAAGAGAAAAAACTTTCTCAAGAAATTATTAATTTAAGAGCAGAGGTAAAGAACTTACAAGCAGAGGTTAAGTATGAGAGAGAGTTAAGAGTAAAAGGTACAGCTTATCATCCTACTGATTATCATAGCCAATTACGACAGATGATTAGTAAAGTTAAAGGTGAAAAGAAATTAACTGATTTGTTTGATATAGTTGATGAGGCACAGACAAGATTAAAGATTGAAAAATGAATGATATAAATTGGAAAGAGAAATACGAGAAGGAACATAAGTTAAGACAGGAAGCTGAAGGTGAACTGACTATTGTTAAAACAAACTCGGTTCACCAGTCTCCTGAAATGAGAGATGCTAACAAACGTATTAAGGAATTAGAAAATTCATTATCAATTGCTCTTGATATTACTGAACAACAACAAAGAGATTTAAAAATAAAGGATGAGGAAATTGGGAGGTTGTATAATAAAATACAAAGATAAATGAAGACTAAAAAACTAAAAGCTATTAAAGAATTACTAAAAGGTTTTTGGTTTATCTTCATTAAAGGTAGACATCCCTCACAATTTAAACATTGGTATGGTGAATGGTGGAAACCTTTATACTGGGATTAATTATGTTGACAAAGAAACAATTAAAGTTATATAAATATTTACAGAATTATTTTAAAGATAATGAAGTAATGCCTCTCTTTGATGAGATGATGCAACATATGAATGTTAAATCAAAGAGTGTGATATGGAATATGCTCGGCTATATCGAATGGAAAGGGTACATAAAACGTATACCAAACCATGCGAGAGCAATACAAATTATTAAACACAACTAAAAGGAGAAAAACTGTCTAAACCATTGATATTATTGAATAATTTTTATTTATTTCAGATGTACCTATACCAGTATTTGATAGGTATAATAGGAAGTACTGCCCAAAATTATTTGGGTGTGAATTCTAATTATATTAAACAACATTTTGTTGGATAGGACTATGGCAAATAAATTCTTTATGAAAAAATCTTGGGTAAACGTAGATATGTGTATCGAAGACTATTACAATTCAGGTACATTATTAAACCAAGCTAAAGAAAATTTAAACTGGAGTCCTTATTCTAATATCATAGGCAAAGAAGTCAAGTTTCAAAGAAATACTGTTGAGGAAATTGATGAAGAAACATACAAAAATAAAATCAAGAAATCCAATGGCGAGAATATTGAAACAAAAAGAGTTTCACTCAAGGATTGTAAAGAGTAAGAAACCTAAACTGATTGCTAAATACTTAGACAACGAAATGAAGTATGATACGAAATAGTAATGCACCTTATATTTTTGGTGGTAAAGGAGAAGGCAAAAAAATAACACCACATATTCTTTTATGGCGGAGTGTTATTGTTCGAGCCATTATGGATGCCCTTGATGTAGACATACACGCATGGGGTAAACATAGAATAAAAATAATCAAAGACGCAAGGTCTTGGTTTAATCCAAACGACACTCACTTCTGTGAAGTGTGCGAACATTCTGACTTTGAACCCTCGTTCATAGTTAAAACATTTAATCAATTAACAAAGGCAAAAACCAAAAAACTTTTTGAACATAAAAATTTAAATAAGTTTCTCACACAATATTTGTGTAGTTTTCATTAAGTTATGGGTGATATAAATACAAAGTTTGATATTGATTTAAAGTATGGTCAGATAAGAGAGAAGAGAGTAGCCGACTTATTAAAGGGAGGCAAGGTAGAAGTTAAGACTGAACGCAGTTGGTGGAGAAAGACAGGGAATATTGCTATTGAGTATGAGTTTAGAGGTAAGCCAAGTGGTATAGATAAGACTGAATCTAAATGGTGGTTTCATATACTAGAACTTAATGGTAAAGAACATTGTATGATAGTCTTTAGAGTATCAAGATTAAAAAAAATAGTAAACAAATATAAGAAGACACATACAAAAGAGATAGGAGATTACCGAGCATCTAAATGTGTAGTCATACCTATTAAAGATTTATTTAATGAGAAGTGTTATGAAATTTAAAGAAAGAATATATCTAATTTTATTTTATATAATTTTTTTTATTTTAACTATGGTGTTATTAAGTTTAATTAAGTAAATAATAAATGAATAAAATATACACAGGTGCAGGAGTAGTGAGTGTTTCATTAATCTTTAGTGTGTTGGTTTATATTATAATAGTAGGAATATAATTATGGGTATGTTAGACGGAGGATTTAATTTTAAAGATACTTGCAGTACTTGTAAGAGTGTTGCAGATGCTGGGACTATGCTTCGATATATCCATGATAGAAATAGAAAGATATGTTCAGACTGCCATCAAAAATTAGATGATGAAGAAGGGCGAGAAGAATTTAATAAGTATGTTCATGCAAGTAAATTAGATGGGAATAGATTATGATGAAAAGAATAGCAGTATTAATAGTTGGTTTATTATTACTAACTGGATGTAGTCAATTTGCAATTGTGTCTAGTGGAGCAGGAATTGCTGTTGCTAATAATGCTTATGTTAAAGTTTATAATGGTATTGATTTAGCGACAACACTTACAACGAAAAAAGATATTAAAACTCATGCTTATCATTATGTGAAAGCAACGATAGAAAAATCAAAAGAAATTAATGAGTATATATTTGAAACAGTTAATTATCCAATAACAACTAATAAATCATTTGATGGAAGTGTAGAAAAGAAAATTATTTATGCACCTGATTTTGTTTTATTGGAAGCTGTTGATACATATTTAAATCAACCAATAAAGAATGATAAAGAAGTATTATGGTATCTTGATGAAACAATGTTTCGTTTAGTTAATTAATATATGAGTGAACGAGATTTAATTAGAGAATATAAAAATACTATATCAGATTTAAGTAAAGAAAAAGATGATGCTATTAAATTAGTTTCTCAAAAAGATTCTAAAATAAAACAATTACTTATTCAAGTTGAACAAGCTACACAAGATGTTCAAAATATGGGTAAAAGAATTGCAGAGTTAGAGTCTAAATTAAAAAAGAAACAAGAAATTAAAAGAGTAATAGATAAAAAGATTACAGAAATCCTTGAAAATACTGAAGAAAAAAAAGATACCCCAAGTGTTGACAAGGGGGGTGAGGATATGCTAAAAGAGTTTTATGAAAAGTAAATTAACAATAACAAAAGGAAAATACATATGGCAATAATTGAAGGCACAGCTTACTGGGCTTCTCTGACACGACCAAACGAAAAGTTTGAACCTATGTGGAGAATAGATTTAGCAGTTGATGATAAGATTGCGACTGATTTTAAAACAAAAGGTTTTAATGTTGGTGAAACAAAAGCTGATGATAAAGTTATAAAAAATATTATCAGATTTAAACGTAAGGTATCTAAAGCAAATGGTGATAAGAACCAACAACCACAATTAGTGGATGCTGATAAGAAACCTATCGAAAAGATATTAGGTAATGGCAGTAAAGTAAAGGTTATGTATAAATCTTATGACTGGAATTTTAAAGGTAAGAAGGGCAAAGGTTTAGATTTACAAGCTGTACAGGTACTGGATTTAGTGGAATATACTCCTAAAGAAGATTTTAATATAGAAAAATCTTCCAATGGTGTTGACATCAAAGAAGATTTTTGATACAACATTAACAGTCATAATGCATGACTCATTTTCTACTCCTACAGGAGGGTCAGCTTGGCAACAGGTTGGCTCTCCTTTTTTTTAGGGATAAATAATTTATGAGGGCGACAATGGAAACAAAGAAACAAGGATTTATAAAGTATCATTTACCATGTCCATTATGTGAGAGTACTGATGCAGTCTCTCTTAATGGTGATGGTTCAGCTTATTGTTTTTCATGTCAACAATATATAAAGGAATACGATATGGAAACAACACAAACAAATGGTAATGGTAAGCACGAATACGAAGTAAAAGATTTTGTAAAGTCTTCTGACTTTGCAGAAATTGTAGATAGAAACTTAACTGAACCTACTTGTAGAAAGTATGGAGTGACTGTTAAGATGGATAGTATGGGTAATATAACTAATCATTATTATCCTTATCACGATAAGCAAGGTGCGAAGATTGCAACCAAGACAAGATTTACCAAGCTAAAAGAATTTACTATACAAGGTAATACAAAAAACTCAGGATTATTTGGAGAACATTTATTCTCTAAAAATAAATTTGTTATAATTACTGAGGGTGAGATAGATTGTTTATCAGCTTTTCAAATGTTTAAGACTGATAGATATGAAACACCAGTCGTTAGTATTAAGAATGGTATAACTTCTGCAGTTAAAGATATTAAAGGAAGTTTAGAATGGCTAGAACAATTTGAAAATGTTGTAGTTAATTTTGACAATGACGAGCATGGTCGTGAAGGTGCATTAAAGGTAGCTGAATTATTTAGCCCTGGAAAATGTAAGATAATGTATCTTCCTAATGATTTAAAAGATGCGTCTGATTGTTTAACTAAAAATAAATTACAACTTTATCAAAAAGCATTTTGGAATGCAAAGGTGTATGCTCCTGATGGTATTATAAATGCTAATGTTTTATTTGATGAGATAAGTAAACCAACACTACAAAGCTTTGTTCAATATCCTTTTGAAGGATTAAATAAAATTACATATGGATTACGACCATCTGAATTAGTTACATTTACTTCAGGTAGTGGGTTGGGTAAGACTCAAGTGATGAGAGAATTGGTCCATCATTTAATAAAACAAACTAAAGATAATATAGGTTTGTTAATGTTAGAGGAGACCCCAGTTATAACATCTAAAGGTATAATGAGTATTGAAGCTAATCAAAGATTACATTTACCTGATGTTCATGTACCTAAAGAAGAATTAAGAACTTACTTTGATGCAACTGTAGGTACTGGTAGAGTATTTATGTTTGACCATTTTGGTTCTAACACTATTGATAATATAATTTCTAGAGTTAGATATTTAGCTAAAGGTTTAGATTGTAAATATATTATTATAGACCACGTTAGTATTATAGTATCAGACCAAAGTCATGGAGATGAACGTAGAGCATTAGATGAAATCATGACTAGACTAAGAACTCTTGTACAAGAAACAGGTATAGCTATGATAGTAGTCTCACATTTAAGGAGACCTGATGGTAAAGGACATGAAGAAGGTGCAGCTACATCTCTGTCTCAATTAAGAGGTTCAGCTTCTATAGGTCAGCTAAGTGACATGGTTATAGGGCTTGAGAGAGACGCACAGAACGATAATCCTGAAATCCGTAGTACCACAAGGGTAAGAGTATTAAAGAATAGATTTGCTGGTTTAACTGGACCATGCTGTGACTTAAGATATGATATGGATACTGGAAGATTATCTGAGGTAAAGGTAGATGACTTTTGATAAAGTAATATTTGATATTGAAACAACCCTTACTGTAGATAAAATTTGGTGTATCGTTTGTAAACATAATGATACTTATTATCAATTTAAAGAAGATAGAATACATAGGTTTGAAGAATTTTTAAAACAAACCAAAGAAGTTATTGGACATAATATTATTGGCTTTGATATACCAGTTATAAATAAATTTTTTGGTTATAATATATTTAAAAATTGTAAGATAACTGATACATTAGTTTTATCTAGACTTCTTAATCCTATGTTAGAAGGTGGACACTCATTAAAAAATTGGGGAGAAAAACTTTACAAAAAGAAAATGGAGTTTGATAACTTTGATTATTTTAGTGAAGAGATGTTAAAGTATTGTAGAAATGATGTTGATTTAACTGAGAAGTTATATAAATTTCTTTCTAAAAAGATGACAGATTTTGGAGAGTCAATTGAATTAGAACATCAGGTTGCAAAGATTATACAACGACAACATGAAAAAGGATTTATGATAGATGTTGTTGGTGCTCATATGTTACAAGCTAAGTTTAAAGAAGACATGAATAGCTTACAACAAATTGTAAGAAAAACTTTTCCTCCTTTAAAAATAGAAACAGAATTTATTCCTAAGTCTAATAATAAAACAAGAGGATATGTTAAGGGAGTACCATTTACAAAAGTAAAATTTAAAGAATTTAATTTAGGTTCACGTCAACAAATAGCTGAACGATTAGTTATGTTAGGATGGAAACCTAAAAAGAAAACAGATAA